GGACCGAGATACTGATTGGCATTTACCGAACTGTTGATATACTGATTGGTGCTAGAAATATAGCCTTGCATGGCCACAAATCCTTGACTGAACTTGCCCGCATCACCGTTGCCAAGATAAGCCGCACAAGTTTGTTCTATCAAGTTTGAAAATCCCGATGGGTCAATAGTACTACCATCAACTGCGCCAAGATAATTTATGAGATATTCGCTGTCCAAGTAAGGATAATTACCAACAGGTGTTTCTGGAATGCTGTTGCCCAAGGCCGGACACACTGTGGCACCAACACTCAACAAACTAGCCAGTGTCGACTGTGTGGCAAATGTTTGTGCTTTGTAGAAACTCACTGCCGCAAGAAAATTACTGATCACAGTAGTGGCATTAAATGTCTGTATAGCCGTCGCCAGCGTGGCTGGAAAAGGTTTTAGACCTTGATTTTGCAACAAGGACACAGATGCTGTTAACTGTAGTGGGCTGAGAATACTGGGCATTATCCTACCCTTACATCGGTACTACCGCCAGCACGGGAATGTCCACAGGTATCTGCACACCCGGTTGTGATAATTCCTATCCCGCCTGCCTTGACTGTGCCACTGCCACCTGTTGTGGTAGCGGCCGCATGTGGTGGATGTGGACGTCCAAATGGTGCGTGACTGCTCACAGGATTACCATCAACAGTGACTGGGCTACCATTCACACGTACAGAGGCAATACCGCCAGAGACCACTCCCCCTGCACCGTTTGCATCACCATCTCGCTGTACTGCTGGCATTTTATCCCAATATAAGTTTTTTGTCCGGAACTTTAATGCCTGTTGTTGCTTCGATGTATTTCATTTTAACAGCGTCTTCAGCATAGGCATAAAGTGATATGCTGTTGATATTTAGTTGTATTTCCCGCTTGATATCTGCGGTAAACATTGAAGGCACAAGTCCCATGCCTTGTGGGCCCGGAGCCACGCTTACAGGGTCACTTATAGTGATCCACTCTGCGTTGAACTCTTGTTTTTCAACGCGGGCAATTAACTCTTCCCCAGAGTTGAGTTTGAAGGTGTACACTTGATTTTGGTCGAATTTCATTTTAAACTTTCTGTATAACGATTTGATAGTTGATCATTTTAATTTCTATATGCTTTTGGAACATGTTTACAAAAGCATCAATTGACATCTTGGGACGATCTAATACGTCTGCACCGTCTTTCCAAAGATAATCATCAAAAATCATGTATCCATTCTTTTTTAACAATCCAAATGCCATCACTGAATCTGCCAATACTTCGTCTGCACTGTGACTGCCATCCACATAGACAAAATCAAATTGGGCTTTTTCTACTATTAGTTCGGCTAGAGCATAAAAACTCAGGGTTGGCATGAGTCGTATTGTTTGATCAGGTGCTTTAACCAAACTGGTGTTGTGACGAAATACTTGTTCAATTAAGTTTGGTGCTGGCGCTTGGTCATTTCGAAAAGCACTAAGTGGTTCATTTGCAAAAGGATCTATACAGGTGATTGTGCCATCTTCAGTCAGCAAGTTTTCCAACATCCAACATGTACTACGACCTTCATGACATCCAATTTCTAGTATCGATGCTGGAGGTGACTCCATTTGTTCTTTGGCATATTCAAAATTTATCAAGCCATTTGTAAACCAATCGGCGGTGAAAAATTTATTAGTTGCAAGATCTGGTATCTTTTCCTTTAACCAATCCATGGTCATTGTATCGGCTTCAACTGAGTCGTGTTCTAAGTTCACTAAACCCTCCTACGAGTTCTTCGTCTAAAAATACTTGTGGTAATGTTCTTGCGGTTGGCACAGCGGCCAAAAGATCATCTTTGTCCCATCCGTTTTCGATATTGCGTTCTTCGTACTCAATACCTCGAGATTCTAACAATGCCTTTGCTTGAGTGCAATAAGGGCATTGATTTTTGCTCCATACAATTGCTTTCATTTTAGTTTTCCTTATAGTTGTGATGTGTCGTACGTTTTGAAAAAGATATCTTTCTTAACCGGGCCGTAATCACCCGGGCCATGACGCACAATGTAGTCATTACCTTTGGTATAATGTAAGTCGCCCCAAGTGGCTTTAATTATACCGTCATGGTCTGCAAGTTTGGCCAGTTTGGTTACACCACCTTTGGGTGTTCCAGTACCATCTCCGTTATCGTCATACTTGCTGTGAAAGTTATCTGGATCCATAGGCCAGAATTCTCCTTTAGGACCCGGGCCCATAATGTAATGACCCATCTTATGCGGAACAGGGCCTTCTAAAGTTTTAGTAACACCGTCCTGCTTTGCAATAGTATATGGAACAGGAATAGGCTTTTTAAAAGTTTCAAATCCGCCGTCACGAAACCAGGAATCTGTGACGCCTTGGTCTTCCATTAAATTAATTAAGTTTCTCATAGATCAGGTAACTCCTCATAATCAATACTATCGCTCATGACTCCAATAACATAGTTAGTTGATTCGTTCTCCTGGAGTGCAGTTTGTTTCTTGCTTGTGTCCACATGTTTGGTGAACCAAGGAATGGGTGTTGAACGTGGGTGTTCTTCTGTGTACTTGATGCCAATCTCTTTGAGTGCATTGAATGCGGTAAAGTCCACAAAGTCTTTGAGAATGTTAGCGTTGAGTCCGATCACTGGACCTTTGTTAAACAAATAGTCTGCCCACTCTTTTTCTTCGCGGATCACATCTAGATACATTTGGTATACTTCCGCTTCACATTCAGTCTTAACAGCCGCAAAACGTGTGTCCTCTTTGACCACTTGATTGATCAACCATGCAGTCCACTCTTTGTGTAGCATTTCGTCCTGCAGGATCAACTGAATAATGTTGCCGTTGCCGATAAAGATCTTGTTCTCCACCATGGCTAAACTTGTGGCAAATGATACCATGAATCGGAATGCTTCTAATGCGTATGATGCATTGAGTGCCATCCAAATTGCTTTGATGTGTTCGCGTTCAGCGAACTCTTCCAATAGTTCTTTGCGGCAATTGATCATGTGCAGTCGATCATAATAATTGCCCACACTTGATGCCATGTCCACAATCTCGTTAGTGTCGTGGATTGTGTTAAACACATCCTTGGGCACGTTGTAGATGTTGCGAATGATGTGACTGTAACTACGTGAGTGAATGTTGGTTTCAAAGAATGTCCAGTTGTACACTAATGCTTCAAGTTCAGGTATTGATACTACAGGTGTGAAGATTTGACTTGGTCCACGGCCTTGTAAACTGTCCAGGGCTGTTTGACGTAACAAGTTTGATGTAAAGATATGCTTGACTGTGTCACTTGCATCCTTGAAGTCTTGTGCGTCTTTGGTCAAAGAAATTTCTTCTGGAACCCAAAAGAAGCCACGTGCTTCTTGTTCGTACTTGACCAGTTTGTTGTATTTGACTTCTTCAAATCGTTGTACTGTTACCGGACCTGCTGGGTCCAGAAACATTTTTCTTGATAGATAATCTGTTTTTGTTTTTAAATTGTATTGTTGTCTTGACATTTTATATTTTATTCCTTGCGTGATATTCTTTCATTGCATTGCTATGCGCCGCTTTCCACTCATCGCTACGGATACGACCTTTCATTGCTTTGCTTTGATTTAATTTATGTTCTTCAGTTTTCTTCTTACCTTTAAGAGGAGACGGTTTAACATATGGATCTATGCTTTCAAAAAACTCATATCTTATTTGTTTTTGTTTACAATGTCCAAAATTTCCTTCTGCTGTATACTTTACATTTGACGCATTTGTTTTTAAGTCCAACGCACATTCTAGTAGAGAATCATATTTTTTATAAAACGACCCATCTAAATTGTAGGTGTATACTTCTATTCTCTTTTCAATTGCTTTCTGTTTTATACCTGAGGTAATCTTATTAATGTTTTCAAGTTTATGATGCTTTCCTAACATTCCCTTAGGGTGTCCATTCTCTAGCAACCATTCTTTTCTATATTCAGATGCGCGGCGTCTTAACCAACCAAATAATTTATTATTTGCTCTAGATTCAGTATGATGAGTTGTCATTATAACTGCGGCATTTATTAAAGGAGGACTATTAGGATATATCTTAACTAATAGTTGATGTGCTAAAAAATGTTCTTCTGGTGTTAATACTGCAATGTTATCCTTATTGTCAGAACCGCCCAGGCACTTAGGAATAATGTGATGTTTTTCAACATATCCTATAAGAGTTCTACCGCGGCTTCTTTCAATTAACATATCGTAGTGTTTTTTGTAATTCATACTATTATTTATCTAATAGACAATAATAATACTATTATTTACTAATTAAAGTTTACAACTTTCGCAGGAATCTTCGTCATCAAAGTTAATGTGTTCAAGTGGCATATCAGGAGGTATTTCATCTATAGATTTTGATCCTTGCTTATTCACGAGGCTATAATAGAAGGTCTTAATTCCCCAATGATGTGCCTGCATCAAGTTCCGGGCAATCAATGTTGTAGGAACTTTACGATCTGCAAAGTGTGCAGGGTTATAAAAAGTATTGGTACTGATCGACTGATCAACATAGGCCGCTAACACAGCCGCTGTCTTCAAGTAACCATCACAGTCTTTCTGCGCCCACATCATTTGATACTTGTTTTTCAACTTGTGGTACTCGGGCACAACCTGTGTAAGACTACCTGCTTTGGATTCCTTAACTGAGATCAGACTCATGGGCATTTCAATGCCGTTGGTTGAGTTGATCACAACTGAACTAGACTCTACCGGCGCAATGGCCATTAGTGTGGCATTGCGTACACCATAACTACGCATCTCGGCACGTAGGCCTTCCCAGTTCAGTTCGGGAGTGAAGTCTGTTAGTTCATTTACGCCCTTGGCACGTCGTTCCCAAGGAAACACGCCCTTGCCATACCAGGTGCGATCGCTGTCTACACAACGGCCACGTTCCTTGGCCAGTTCTACAGTGGCTTCTGTCAGGTAGTAGGCCTGGTGCTCCATCCACGTCTTGACCTCATGCAAGGCGTCCTTTTCTCCGTACTGCATGCCTCGCTTGGCATGCCAGTAAGCCAAGTTAGTAATACCGATACCAAGCGGCTGAATTTCGTCATTTGATAACTGGCTTTGGATTGACAGGAAGTCTTGGTAGTCAAGGATATTACACAAGGATCTCTGCAGAATTCTACAAGCTCTCCGCATGTCTTCAGGATTCCGGAACGCACCCCAGTTGATCGATCCAAGCGTACAGAGCGCGATTCGCCCTGCATCATCATCCAGGCGCTTAAACGGTTTAGTTGGTAATAGTATTTCACAGCAAAGATTACTCTGGTAAATGGTATGATACTCAGTATCAAACGGACCTTGGTTCATGACATTGTCAATGAACACAAGATAGATACGACCTGTGTCTGTACGTTCTTTGAGTATGCCTGACTTGAATACTTCTTCGGCGCTCATTGTCTTGGTACGCAGGTCCCGACGCTTTTCGTATTCAACATAAAGTTTTTCAAAGCGTTCGGTGTTGGCATAGAACGCTTCGTACAGTTCAGGTACTTGATTAGGATCAAAGAATGTTATGTTTTCTTTGTTCTTGAATCGTCTCCAGAAAAATGCGGAAAGTACAACCCCATAGTCCATGTGCCGGACTCGTGTTTCTTCTGTGCCCTGATTGTTTTTAAGCACAATAAGATCATCAAACTGATGATGCCAAATGGGATAGAATACAGTAGCACTTGCATTGCGGATGCCTCCTTGTGAGCATGAGCGTAAATCTCCAAACCATTTCTTTAAAAATGGTATCATGCCT